GAGTTTATAGAAAGGAGTAAGTAATGGCAGTTAGAAAGAAAGACGATTTACTGAGCGCTATTCGCGCTAGGCTGGGAGACGATACCAGCGACGAGGCGTTATCTCTCATTGAGGATTTCCACGACACCTTAAACGACTATGATAGCCGTGCCGGGGAAGATTGGAAATCTAAGTATGAGGAGAATGACAAAACATGGAGGCAGAAGTACAGAGACAGATTCTTCCAGACACCTTCTAAAGAGGAAGGCGATACTACTCCGGCAGAAGTTGTTTCTGACAACGCCACAGACTTAGAGTCTGAGGGCGAAGAAAAATCATTCGATTCGTTATTCACAGAAAGGAGCGATAATAGTGGCTATTAAACCAAAAAATGTAGACCTTACAGCTAACAGCGTGGAAATCCTCAACCAGATCAGGGAAGGTTCCAGTGCCGCATATCAAAGAGCAATTCCGAAAGCGGCAGGTAACACAGAAAGTATCCGTAAGATAGGCGGAATTATGATGGATTACACGCCGTTACAGAACGAGTTTTTAAGTGCTCTGTACAATCGTATCGGTAGAGTTATTATCAGCTCAAAGATGTATTGGAACCCGTGGTCACCTTTCAAAAAAGGTCTTATGGAACTGGGCGAGACAGTAGAGGAAGTATTCGTCAACATTGCTAAGGCTCACACCTTTAACCCACAGGTAGCAGAAACAAAATGGATGGAACGTCAGATTCCCGACGTAAGGGCGGCCTTCCACACGATGAACTATCAGAAGTTTTACAAGGCTACAATCAGTAACGATCAGTTAAGGCAGGCTTTCCTGTCATGGCAGGGCATCACCGATTTGATCGCTAAAATCGTTGACAGTATGTATACTGCTCATAACCTTGACGAATTTATGGTTATGAAATATATGCTTGCTAGAAATATTCTCAACGGCCAGCTTTATCCGTGGACAGTTCCGGCTATCACAAAGGAGAGTGCAAGCGATATCGTTACCGAGATTAAGGCTATCTCAAATGAGTTGGTTTATGATAAACCTACTTATAACCTTAATGGTGTGTACACTCATTCCCCTAAGAACGATCAGTACATTATCACCACCGCAAGATTTGACGCTATCATGGACGTGAATGTTCTGGCATCTGCCTTTAATATGGAAAAGGTAGAGTTCATGGGGCACAGAGTACAGATCGACGGCTTCGATCAGATCGACGACGTAAGAATGGCTGAACTGTTTGTGGACGATCCAGCCGCAGGATATGTACCTTTAACAGAAGATGAGAAAGCCGCTCTTAAGGCGGTGCCGGCAGTATTGATTGACAGAGACTACTTTATGATTTTTGACAATCTTTACAAGTTTACTGAGGATTACAATGGCGAAGGTCTCTACTGGCAGTATTGGTATCATGCGTGGAAGACATTCTCGAGTTCTCCGTTTGCTAATGCGGTTATTTTCGTACCGGGTACTCCGGCAGTAAACAGCATTACCCTTTCACCTGCTACCGCTACGGTTAATAAGGGCAACATGTTACAGCTTAATGCGGTGGTTGAAACTACAGGGTTCGCACCGAAGACGGTCATATGGTCTGTCGACAGCGAGTTAAGCACGATCAGCCATAACGGTTTACTGTCAGTAGGGGCAGGCGAAACAGCGACTTCTTTAACTGTTACAGCTACATCGACGTTTGATGAAACAAAGACAGGTACAGCAACTATCACAGTCCCAAACGCCTAACTCTATCTATTCAGAATGCATTGCTCACCGACAGCGGCGATCTCGTTATGACCTATAACGAGGGTTCGGGATTCACTGTCGGTGAAATGAGAATAGATAGTGATGGTGATTTATGGGCGTTCTATTATGATGAGGTGGGTAATATGGCTAAAGTAAATTTAGGTCATGTGGTCGGTGATAAAGGTGACACTGGCCCAAGGGGAGAAACTGGCGCTACAGGAGCACAGGGTATTCCCGGACAGAAAGGAGAACAGGGTTTACAGGGAATCAGTCCTACATTCAGCATAGACGCTAACGGCGATCTTTATGCAGATTATGACAATCCCTATAACCCTAACACGCCTAGTGGCTAAGATTAATTTAGGCAAAGTAGCAATGTTGCCTTGGGTTAATCTGTATGACTTTTTCGAATATCCTCCCAGTGACACTATAGATGTTACGGGAGGATATAAGGAATATCAGGGAAAAGTCTATATGCTTTTCGGGGCTAAGTTTAAAGCCTCGAGTAAGTTGACCTTTCCCAAACCTAATTCACCTTTTGATATTCAGGTATTAAAGAACGGTCAGACAGTAACTATTAACTTTAATGGCGAGATAGCAGGAAACGCCACGGACGAGATTATAACGGGGGGAACATATGTATATAGCGCCAAACACTAACATAAGGGTTCTGAAAAATGTCCCTCTGGATAACACCTACAGAAATACAATCTATTTTGGGAATGCTACCGATCAGCTTAATTATTTCTTAAGCAAGCAGAAGTATGCATTCAATAACCAAACGTACCAGAGGGTAAACAATGGAGTCATGACGTTAAATCGTTCAGCAGACGATCTCTACGATTGCAACTATCTCATGTTCCAAAATCCGTCTTACGGGAACAAATGGTTCTATGCCTTTATCTTAAGTGTGGAATACATCGGTAATACAACGGCAGAAGTCAGATTCGAAATAGACATCATGCAGACATGGCACTTTGACTACACTGTAAATATGTCATTCGTTGAACGAGAAATGAGCATTACTGATAAGGTAGGAGACAATCTCGTACCTGAGAATCTGGAACTTGGCGAATACGTCTACAAAGATTTGGGAATCTCTTCCTTATTTACATTGTATCAGATCATCGTGGCGGCTACCTTTGATGAAAACTTAGAGGACGCTACGGGTGGAATGTATGGAGGCGTTTACTCCGGTCTTCATTACAACGTGTTCAGCACGTGGCAGTCAGCCAGCACATTCATAGCAGACGCTACGGAACAAAACAAAGCAGATGGTATCGTTTCTATATTTATGTTACCGGTAGCTTTCACCGCCGACTATCAGGCTACCATACCGGAGGCGTTCACAATCGAAAGGGATAAACACTTATCAGATATTGATGGTTATATTCCTAAGAATAACAAACTTTTTACAGCCCCATATAATATGCTTTACGTCACTAACAATGAGGGAGGAGCCGCAAACTATCCGTTCGAGTATTTCAGCACAGATAACTGTACCTTTAAGGTCACAGGTGCTATGTGCTGTACGCCTGAATGCATGATTATTCCTTTAAACTACAAGGGAGTGGCAAACAACTACAACGAGAAGCTAACTATTGGTAACTTTCCTCAGTGCGCTTTCACAGTGGATACCTTTAAAGCATGGGTAGCACAGAACCAGAACCGCATTGCATATGACGCGGCTATCGGTATCGCTCAGACAGTGGGCGGAGCGGCCGCCATGTACGCTACCGGAGGTTTAGCAGGAGGGGGCACAGCCATGGGAGGGTTTGAAAAAATCTCAAGTCTTGTAGCTACAGCGGCGGATAAGTCCACACTTCCTCCACAGGCAAGAGGAGGCGGCGGCTCTATCATCAACATGGCAAACCAGATTAAGGGGTTCCAATTCTTTTACGCGTATATTCGTGCGGAGTTTGCACAGATCATAGACAACTATTTTAACGTTTATGGTTACGCTACACATAGAGTCAAAATCCCTAACCGAGCTATTCGGCCTCACTGGAACTACGTCAAGACTCAGAACGTAAGCTTAACTGGTTCTGTACCAGCCGACGACATGGCAAGGTTAAGACAGATATACGATAACGGAGTAACGTTCTGGCGGAATGGAAATGAAGTTGGAGACTATTCACTCGATAACAGACCGAGTGCAACTTAAGGAGGTGAGGACATGGGAAGAGGTAAGAAAGCAAAATGGGAAAGTGCACTGTTAAATAACCGCACCTACCTACAGTATTACAATAGGCTGTTAGAGTTAGCAATCAATATGTACGAGTGGAAGAATCTTCCTGATACCGTAGATGAGAGATTCCTCGAACTGACCTTATTCTCGGACGGCATGGCAGTTTATTTCCGTGATGAAATTCTTGGAGACTTATGCTTACAAACAATGATAGGGGGCAATCTGGACGTGTACAGAATACCTATGGAACGTACAGCTTACGCCGCAAACGGCTATCAGGTAAGACTTAACCCTACAAACAGTGTCATTATCTTTAACAACTATACTCACACTAACAGTATGCTTGACATAGAAATGTATGCACGTAGACTGTATAACATCGAAAGAACAATCGATGTTAATGTAAATGCTCAGAAAACACCTGTCATGGTTATTGGGTCAGAAGCGCAAAGACTTACTCTTAAAAACCTCATGATGCAGTATGACGGTAACGAACCTTTCATTTATGGTGATGATAAGCTGAGTGTAAACGCACTTAACGTGTTGAGACTTGACGCTCCATATGTAGCGGATAAACTGAACATACTTAAGCGTCAGATATGGAATGAAGCTTTAACCTATCTGGGAATTGAAAACAGTAACACGGAAAAGAAAGAACGCCTTGTTACAGATGAGATCACAAGCAATTTGGGAGGCGTAGAGGCGCAAAGGTTCTGTAGGTTAAACGCGAGGAGGAAAGCGGCAGAGCAGATTAATACAATGTTCGGAACCAACATTACGGTAGATTTCCGAGAGGAAAACAAAGTGAAATACTTTGATGAATCCGAAGACGAGGAAAAGGAGGATACGCAGTATGAGTAAATACACCACAGAAGTACGCTTCATCTGTGAAGAGGCGGCAGGTCTTACGTCGTCGGTAGGTTACTTGGGTGTGAATGATGTGATTAACACAGCATTACCAAAAGTATTCAACTTTGATTTCCCGATCTTTGACGAGACGTACAGACCGATTCTTGAAAAGAAAATCCTCAAGCATTATTATACGCGTGAGATCGGCCTTGAAACAGTCGGCTTGTGGAAATTATTTCTGGATACTAAACTTAATGAGATCATGCCGTATTACAATCAGCTTTATAAGTCGGAGTTAATCTCATTCAATCCGATGTATGACGTGGACTTAACCCGAGATCATCAGTTAAAGCGCTTGGAGGACATTAAGGAAACTGGTACGCAGGAATCAGATACCAACCGGAACGGTACACTCGATACTATTGCAAACAAAACGGGTACTACACATGACACATCATTAACTACAGATCATGGAACTGCCAATCAGGATATCTCAAACCAGAAAACAGTACATGGCACAAACGGAGATACCACAGATGTAACTACCACAGTTTCGCACGTTGACAAATTCTCTGATACTCCACAAGGCGCTTTAGATGGTTTAAAGAATGATACCTACATGAGCGAAGCTCGCATTGTGGACGACACTAACACAAGCAAAACTATTGTAAGTGGTAACGATGATATCAACGAAAATAATACAGGCAATACAACAACGGAAACTGACGCAACGTCTGATACCACTAGTGACGGAAGAACCACACAGAACGAAACTATAAATACAACTAATACTGACAAGGAAAATAGGGTAGCCACGCAGAATACCAATAAGAACCTTAACTCCATCGATGATTACATCGAGCACGTTACAGGAAAAACAAGTGGAGTATCCTACTCAAAGTTACTTAACGAATTTAGGGAAACATTCCTAAATATAGATATGCTTATCATCAATGATTTGAGCGATCTATTCATGAACTTATGGTAAAGGAGGCCACATTATGATTGGAAGTTTCACAGAAGTAAAACCCCTGTATTATTGGGTTCAGCACATCTTACCTCTTGTATACGATGATTCTCTGTCTTACAT